GTCTCGCTGCCGGTCAGTGTATTGTCTTTAGGAATGCTGTGCAATCGCAGTTTGAGTTTGCGATGTCTGCGTCTGAGTACCTGTCCATGAGGCGTTCGAGTTTAGAGAGTGCTGAAGTTGAGTTTTTGGAGTTTACCGTCGGACGAGCACACAGAAACATTGTGTCTAACTTTGTCAGGGAAGGAGACATCAAATACTTAGGTGGTCATCCAGTTAGGCTTGATGTTTGCAGCATCGACCATAAGGGTGCCATCATTTCGTCTACGAATCGTAGAGTGTTTGTTTCCAACCATCTCGCCATTGGAAAGAAGCTTAAGGTTGCTGGTAGGTCTGTTGACCGTTACTTACAGTATCAAGCTGCTACGGAGTCTGGTGATTGTGGAGCTCCTCTCTGTGTTCTCAACCCTTCGCGTTTTAGCGGTAGGGTTTGCGCTGGGTTCCACTTTGCAGGTACCAGTGATGGAGCTTATGGATATTCGACTATCGTCTCGCAAGAGATGATTGAGAAGGCTATTTCTGACTTCAAGTGCATTGTTGACAACTTTGAGGAAGACTGTGCCGATCGGGGCATTGAGCTACACAGCTCAAATGAGTTGCCTTTTGTAGAAGGAGGCAGCTTTTTGCCCTTGTACACTGTTGACAGACCGGCTAATATTTGCCCTAAGTCCTCTTACTTTATGACTTCTGAGTACGGTTGCATTGGAGATTACTCTTATAGACCTGCTCGCCTTTCACCGGTGCTCAAGGATGGTGAGTGGGTTTATCCCATGTGTAACGCCGTCAAGCCCTACTCTTCGCCTCTTTTGCATTACGAGCAACCATGGCTTAAGCAAGCAGTTTACATCGCCATGCAGCCCCTGTTTAAAGTTACTGCTAACAGGGATCGCAGGGTTTACTCATTCGAGGAAGCTGTTAAGGGCGTTGCTGAGGAGAAGTTCAGGTCCATACCTAGGGCCACATCAGCTGGTTACCCTTACGTACTTGACCATAAAAATGGTAAGAAGGACTTCTTTGGAGAAGGAGTTGAATACGACTTGACAGGTTCTGATTGTGCTGAGCTTGAAATGCGCACGAAGAAGATCAATTGGGCCGCCGAGAGCGGAAAAAGGCTTGCTCACATCTTTCTCGATTTTATGAAAGATGAGTTGAGGAG